TGCGAATATGAAACTTATGTATGGCGGGGGAGAGAAAGCATTGGAGAAAGGAGGATTTGATGAGCTTCTTCGATGGCACGCAAGAAGAGGAAAAGATGAAATAGACCCTCTTTTAGAAGCGTTGAGGGTGTTGGATTACCGTCAACAGGCACTATTACCTGACCAAAGACAGAATCCAGAAGCTGATATTCTTGAGTCACTCGGTGGCAAACCATTTGCAGGTTATGAGAATGGTGGAGATGTGGGAGAATATGCGACTAGAGAGAAGCCGGGAAGATATAAAGACCCAATTCATAAATATATATCTGATATGATTCTAGCAGGTAAACAAGATATGCTGGGAGGACTCCTTGACGATGATTATTATAAGCCACTTGTTGAACAAGAACTAAGATTCATGAATTTGCAAAATTTAGTACAATCAGCAGAAGATGCAATACCGTCTTATTCCGGTAAGAAAGAAGGCATTGACCTTGGTGATATTTTTGGTGAACAATCTTGGTTGAAACAGCGTGGAAAGAAAAAGTCAATCAGAAATGTTGAAGATATTATGGGAGAAACGCTATTTGGACAAAGAATCAATGAATTATATGCTAATAATCTCTATGGATTAGATAATAATACAAAAGGTTTTCAAGAAGGCGGCGGTGTCACTGATAAGTATGGCACATTTTCTGGTAGTTGGGGTGAGATTCAAAAGATAATGGATGAGAGACAACGACTTCGGGCGGAACGGAACAGATTAGAAGAAGAAGACGGTCTATCTCCTGCCCAAAGATTGTTTCAGAGGATAAGGGCTCGACAGGGGGAAAAAGAGATTCCTATGACTCCTGAAGAAAATGAATGGCTTCTAACCGGTTTATCTCCATCACGTAGAAAATGGAGAGATGCTTCAACTGGAAGTCCACCAAGTGTTGATAAACCTATGACTTCTGGGAAAAAATCCATACGGGATTACATTGGTCGTCTTAGAAATGGTGCATCTGACTATGAACCTGAGAAACCAAGTCTCCCCGGATTTGAGAAACCACGTATTCCCGGGTTTGAGAAACCACGTATTCCCGGGTTTGAGAAACCACGTATTCCCGGGTTTGAGAAACCAAGTCTCCCGTGGCTTGACAATGAACCAGCCCTTCCTGATATGGGATATAGATTGGGCTATCAAGAAGGTGGAGGAGTAGGAGAAGCTGGTAGAAAATATCCTCCGGGGACATTAATGAGCCCTTTTATGGGAGATACAGTATCTCCACAAGATAAAACAGCAACGACACCTTTCCAATCTCCGGAACAAGCCGCTGAGTTTGAAAGAATGATAAAAATGCTTCAAATTCAAGAGATTCTAAAAAAAGCTAAAGAGTCCCAGACTTATGATGCTGAAATGATTGAATCTGATGGAAAAAGCATATTGCCACCTTGGCAGGGTAAAAGAAATTTTAAAGGCAATCTATACGAAGAAGGTATACAGTTCCCGGTATACCAAGAAGGAAATCCACAAATAAAACTCCGATAAATAATGGCTAAAATGGACAAAGATATTAGAGCCGAGCAGAACCAAGAGCTCTTTAGGAACTGGAGTGATGCTCGTCAGGATTGGGATACTGAGGCTAGGAAAGATATTGATTTTTATCTTGGTAACCATTTTACTTCAGATGAATCAGACGAATTACAAGCCAGAAACCAAGCTGATGTTCCTATGGATAGGGTTTCTTCGGCAGTTGAAAAATTTAAAGCGGTACTTACATCAAGACCTCCGGCATTTACAATTACACCCAGAGAAGACTCTGATGTAAAGGTAGCAAGTGTCTGGAGAACTATTGTTAGCTATATCTGGCAAATTTCAGATGGCGATTCCCAGATGAAACAGGCTATACATGATTATGCAACTACAGGTCTTGGTTATTTGTATGCTTATGTTGATAGAGAATCAGATTTCGGGAAAGGTGATGTCAAGTTCACCTATCTTGACCCCTTTAGGGTTTACGTATCTCCTTCTTCACGTAATCGTTGGTATGATGATTCTGATGGCATTATTATATCAACAGTCCTTACTGGTGAGCAAGTCATTAACCTTTACCCGGAATTAGATGATATAGTAGACCCCGTAACTGGTGAACAGTCCGATGGTATACTTCGCAGTATCTCTGAGTATTCAGAATACAACGGCGAAGATTACCCTTCTGCACAAAATAAAAACTCAATGACTGTGTTTACCCCTGCTGAGGTTAAAGATAAAGACTTTATGCAGGTTAAAAAGTATCAGATACTTGAAAGATTTTATAAAGTAAAAGTTCCTTTTTATCATGTTGTAAATATCAAAGATGGAGAAGAATTAGTATTATCTGAAGAAGAGTTTGTACAATTCTCTGAAGAAAATAAGGATGTATTAGAATCTGGATATTTTGAAATTGCTCAAGTTTTCCAAACTAGAGTAAAGGTGTGTGCATCAATAGGTGAGATAGTTTTATATGAGGATATCCTTAATTCAAATATATATCCTATAGTTCCACTTCCAAATGTATGGACAGGGACACCTTATCCTAAGTCTGATGTATCAAGAGCAAGACCTATGCAGAGACTCCTTAATAAATTATGGTCTCTTGCTTTGTCTCATGCTCAGGCATCTGCTGGTTTAAAATTATTAGTTCCACTTGGGAGTGTTGATGACATAGCTCAATTAGAACAAGATTGGGCTAACCCAAATGCTGTTATTGAAATAGATTCATCTCAAGGCGAGCCACATTATCCACAACCTTCACCACTTGCTGGTGAATTTTACAAACTCATACAACAATGTGAATTTTACATTGATTTTATATTCGGCTTGCCTGAGATGATGCATGGATTTGCTGATAAAGCTCCTGATACAGTTAGGGGAACTGAGCAAATGATAGCTTTAGGCAGTCAAAGACCCAAATCAAAGCTTAGGGATATAGAATTTTCTATAAACAGGCTTGGAAAAGTAATTTATAATCTATCTAAAGGTCACTATAGTTATAAGAAAATGTTTAGATTGGCACAGCCAAATAACGACCAAACTGATGTTATGGTGAATTTTTATACAGATGTATCTGGTTCTGTAGTTGATATTAAGAAAGAGAAGTATAACATTGAACAACATGATATAAGAATTGAACCGGGTTCTTCTATGCCAACTAATAAATGGGCAGAACTTAATGTCTATTTAGAAGCATTTCAGTTGGGTATTGTAGACAGGTATGAGGTTCTGAAAAAGAACCCAGAGATTTTTGACAAAGAGGGTATTATGAGACGTACAGATGAAAAACAGCAGATGATGTCACAGATACAATCCCTTGAAGGTCAGTTAAAGAATTTGCAGGGAGACTTGCAAACAGCCCAAAGAGAATCTGTACAGGATAGGAAACGAGTGGAAGTTGAGAAATTCAAATCAAGACTTTCAGGAGTTAATTCCGATTCTAAAGCGGATAGAAGAGTACAACGTAATAAACTTGAAACAGAGGTGAAGCTCGAGGTAGAGAAATTAGCTAACCGAATCAACCGTGAGGCTGATAAGGCAACTGGTTCTACTCTAAAAGCCTAGAGACATCTTAAAGGAGTAAAACATGGAATCGTTAGAACAACAAATTGAGGCGAATGTCGAAGCTACAGCGTATGGAGATGAAAGTTCATTGGTGGATGAAGTCATTGCAGAGCAATCTGGAGAACAGGTTGCAGATGTCCCCGAAGAAGCCCCGGCTTTAGTAGATGAGGCAGAGGTTCGTAAGTTTCAGTCAATGTATGACCGCTCACAAGCGGAATTACAAGATTTGAAAAAGTATGAACCTTTGGTAAATCTTCTGGAGTCGAGACCTGATTTGGTAAAGACATTGCAAGATGGCATATCTAATCCACAAAGTGCACAGGAATCAGCTCCCGGTATAGGCAAAGACGAGTTCAACCCTTGGGATGCATTTACAGAAGATGGTTCTGCTTCCAGCCAATATGTTAAAAATAAAATTGAAAACATGGCAAATGAAGTAGTATCCAAGAAAATGGCTAAACAACAGGCTCAGATGCAGACAGAAATGCATTTGAATAATACCGTGAGTGAATTAAGGAATACCTATAAAATGTCAGATACTGAGATTAAAGGTTTTCTGGAGTTTACCACACAGCCTAAGGAAGCCGTTGGAATGGGTAATCTTGTGAAATTGTTTCGTGATGTCAGTGGGGTTGGTCAAACAAATACTGATACCGTAGATGCGGTGAGAGCCGCACAAGACGCTCCTCGCTCTGCCGGAGTTCTGCAAGGACAACCAGCTAAAACAAAAAATGATGCTGATAAAATGTGGGATTCTATAGTTAGGGCGGGAGGTAGAGCGAATGTATTAAAATAAAATAACTAGGAGAAAATAAATGGCTACTTATAATAGTGGACAGGTAAAATTTGGTACTCCGGGTGCGGTTATTGATAGTACGATTCCATCACGTAGGTTATATGACTTTAGTGATAGGGTTGCTGATTTAGCCCCAGAAGAGTCTCCATTTTTTGTTTACTTGTCAAAAGTTGGAAAAGTTCCAACGACGGATTCTCAATTCCGGTTTTTAGAAGACAGGTCGAAAATTTCTATTACTGATAGAAGTTTTCTTCAGAAAGGTGGCGGCACTTTAGCGGCGGCAGGAAGCAATACATCGCTAACTGTTGATACTAGTGGTGGAGCCGCTGTTAGCTGGCTTATTAAAGGTATGGTCGTCCAAATGGCACAAAACGTCAATAAGGGCGGTGGTGCTGACACAGAAGCGATTACACAGGCTACGGCTAGGATAGAATCTGTCACTCAAAATAGTTCTGATACAACCATTGTTGTAAAAACTATTGCCAATAGTGCTGGTAGTGGAACAACAACGCTTGATGATAATGGAGAATGTGTCGTAATTGGAACATCATATGAGCAAGGTTCAGGAGCTCCAGATGTATGGTCACAAGAGATGGATAATGATTATGGTTATACCCAAATCTTTAAAACAGCTTGTGAAATGTCAAACACAGCACGTGCTACAGTTTATCGTGGCTATGCTGATGAATGGCAACGTATTTGGAACTTGAAGCTTCGTGAACATAAAGTTGATATCGAAAGAGCTATGCTTTTTGGCATGAGAGGTTCCCAAGGAGGAATCCAATACACTGAAGGTATCGTAGGAAATATTCTTGTGAATGGCACTGCGACTACCGATGGGACTATTGGTTCTTATTCAGAAGGTGTTCCTTATTTGGCTTCATATGCAACAAGTGAATTAACTTATGATGGTTTACTTACTGCATTTGAGACAATGTATGACCCTGCACGTGGAGGTTCTTCAAGTAAGCTTGTTCTAGCTTCTCTTCCAGTGATATCTCACTTTAATAAATTAAGTGGGTTTATGGAAAATAGCATGGTTGCAACTGAGACTGCATATAATTTTTCTGCAAGTCAGGGCTCATTCGGACATAGGATTATGAAGATTGAAACTGTTCATGGTGATTGCAGTATGATTAAAGAACCGTTGTTCAGAAACAATGCTTCAGGTCACATGTGTTTTGTTGACCTTGAAAATGTTTCATTTCGACCACTTGTTGGTAACGGTGTCAGTCGTGACACTTCGATTATGACTAATGTTCAAGCGGCAGATGAAGATTTGCGGAAAGACATGATTCTTACAGAAGCAGGTCTTGAAGTTTCTCTTCCCGAGTCTCATGCTCTTATTAACTTAGAAAACGTATAGGAGTGTAAAATGAGAAGTGATTATCTAAATAACAACAGTAGCGTTGGTGATGTTGCGGCTAAGTTTCAGGTTATAGCAGTTGCTAAAACTCTGGATGATGCAGATTCAGGAAAAGTATTTGGTATTGACCAAGATAGTGGTGCATACGAAATTACTCTTCCTCTGGTAAAGAATGTTACTCCGGGTTGGAATGTGACATTCCTTTTGACTGATGTCGGTTCTAATGCTGTTACGATTGCAAACAACACGGATGAAGATACTATCGTTGGCTATACTTCTGGTGGAGATGGGGGAGCAGGTTCTTCTACAGATTCAACAGCAGTTGACGAGATTGTATTCATTAGTGGTGCACAGCTTGGAGATAAAGTTGATTTGTTCTGTGATGGGACATATTACTATGCTCAGGCTACTGCACATGACGTTGCACATATTACCATTAGCTAACCTGAATCAATAAAGGTTGACAGTATTTGGGTACTGTGGGAGCTGTCAAAAAAAGGCGGCTCCCGAAACCCTTAAAAAATTATGAAGAGTTGTATGCATTGCGAAACTCCCAACCCTGATGGTTGGTTTTACTGCAAGAAATGTGGTAACAAAACTTCCAAACCGAAGTTTACAACTAACCTGTACATGTTGAGTGAGATTGGCAAGAGGACTGATATTGAGTTTTCAGCAACAACTGTTGAAAAAGACATAAAACAAAGAAATAAAAAGGCTGGTTATGCCTAAAGTTGGTAAAAAACATTTTGCATATACCAAGGCTGGTAAAAAGAAAGCCAAGGCTTATGCCAAGAAAAAAGGTAAGAAGGTCTCTTACGGTAAGAAAACATCCCGTAGAAGGAAGAAGAAATAATGGCTGGTACTTTAAAAGTTAAGATACAGGAAGATATTGTACTTGATAATCAAGATTATGGTTCTAAAAGAGTTTT